ATTATATAAGTGTACAATTTGGTTCATGGAATTAGATGCACCAACATTTGAACAGTCAGGATTAATTTCAGTAGTAGTAGGAGCAGGAGCAGCCTGGTTTGGACTATATGCTGGAACAGCTAAAGACAAAATTAATAGTAAGTAAATGATAAAGGTTTTTGATAATACAGTAATGGAGAATACTAGAGAGCAGTTATATATGTTCTGTGCTTCTACTGATTATCAAATAGGGTGGGGCGATGTTTCAACTTTCGAGACTCGTCAGTACCCATGCCTTCATCATACTATGACACCTCAGGAGTGGAGAGATTTAGGTTTTATGGAAAGCATAATCAATACCGAGCTAATGAAAGAATTAGACGGGCTAAAATTTGATAGTGCTACCATTAATCTTTCTTTCCCTTCTTCAATTCAATTCCCTCATACTCATGGGGGTAGCACAGTTCTTGTGTACGATATAAATCCAGATTGGAAAAATGAATACTATGGAGAGACTATATTTTATGATGACGCAATGGAAGAAGCTACAAAAAGTGTTTTATACAAGCAAAATCGCTCAATACTTTTTGATGGCACTACGCCTCATAGTATAAGACCGACATCTCATATAGCTCCACAATATAGATTTACTCTCGGAATCTTTTTTACGCAACCCAACTTTATAGAAGAAGCAAAAAATAATACTTGACATCGCTCTCAAAATTTAGTATAATAGTTGTATGAATTTATTTTACTTAGACGAAGATTTAGACAAATGCGCAGAAGCTCATGTCGACAAACATATTGTTAAGATGCCTTTAGAGGTTGCTCAAATACTATGCACTAGTATATGGATTGACAAGTTCTTAGGCTTTGTACCTCGTGCACTCAACAAAGAAGAACGAGATGTACTTAACGAAGAAAAAGCAAAGATAAAACATCTACCCCCAGCAGAAAGACCAATTACACCTTATCTACCTATGATGTATAATCACCCTTGTACTATATGGGCTCGTTCATCATTAGATAATCACGAATGGACACACTGCTATGGCAATGCTTTAAATGATGAGTACAGATACAGATATGGCAAAGAACATAAGTCCATACATGAAGTAGTAAATAAATTACCAGAACCAGTAAATATGCAAAGAGTAGGCTTTACAGAGTTTGGTTTAGCTATGCCAGAAGAGCTAAAGGACTATAGTAATCCTATTCAATCTTATCGCGACTATTACCACTTAGATAAAGCTACCTTTGCAAGCTGGAAATACAGAGACAAACCACATTGGTGGAACGAGGACTATGCAGACTATGAGAGTCGTATTACGAGATAGGCCTTACTTATCAGTATACTTTCCAAGTAATTGGACTGAGCTACAGATAGACACTTGGTTATCCAAGTGGTATAAAAAGAACAAACAGACACATTAAGGACAGACATGACAGACCAACAAAAATTTAACGACTACGCAAGGTTCGTAGATATAACAACCTCACAAACAAGTAAAAACACAGACAAAATGACAGCTAGAATGGAATTGCTACAAGGAACTACAAGTGTAAAAGGCGAGCATAGAACAGAAGAAATGCAAGTAGCAAGATTACTAACATCAGTTATCGGTATGATGGCTGAAAGTGGAGAGTTCGCAGAAGTAGTAAAGAAAAAAATATTCCAAGCAGACACACAGTTTACACAAGACGAAATATTTCACATGAAAAGAGAACTAGGAGATGTTCTTTGGTATTGGGTACAAGGCTGCACAGCTTTGGGATTCACACCTCACGAAGTAATGGAAGAAAACATCAAAAAACTAGAGCAAAGATACCCAAATGGTTTTGAGGTAGTTCGTTCAGAAGTAAGAGCAAAAGGAGATATATAATGGCAAATCATGTATATTTTAATATAAGTATAGAAGGATTAACTGATGATGAATTTAATTCATCAGTTAAAACGGTAAAAGGTACTAGAAATGACTACGAGGGCAACCCCTATGATTATGAGGAATATGATGAAATAGAAAATCAACCTTTTATGAATAATGTAGATAAATCATTTGATGCAGATAATTACCTAAAAGACTCTTATGACTGGTATTGTAGAGAAGTTGGTGCTAAATGGTGCCATCTCGAAGAAGTACAAGACTGTTATATTAGTGGATACTCAGCATGGAGACAACCAACAGAATTAGTATTAAATATAATACAATACTTTGCTAATAAGTATGATGATAATATAACTGCTAGTATGACATACGAAGATGAGTTTAGAAACTTTATGGGTAAACAATATTTTGATACAGAAAAATATGATGATTGGGAAGCTGTAGAGGGAGAATATCATGAAACTGATGGAGCTGAATTAGTAGAGTTATTTAATGAAATGTACCCTAGTATTGATACCACAGTTGAAGACTTCGACTGGCATGCTGAGTACAAAGTAGAGGGGGAGTCCGTATACCCTAGCGAAATGCTAGACCAACTTGCTGATGAGTTTTGGGAAAGTTCATAAATGGCTTTCTTTAGTAAAAAAACTAAATATAATAGTGTAGATACTAAGTATAAATTCAACGAGGATAAAATATTAACCAAGTTGAAAGTCTATATAGACAATACTTATGACCAGCACTATAGTACAGATAAAATTCAAGCCACTGAGTTCATTATAGACTCAGGACATGGAGAAGGGTTTTGCATAGGAAATATTATAAAATATGCAAAACGCTATGGAAAGAAAGCAGGTAAAAATGAATTAGACCTGTTAAAAATTATTCACTATTCAATTATATTATTAGGAAGCGATGAGAACAATTAGAAAGAAAGGACACGAAAAGTTAGATGATGCTAATTTACAAAGAGTATTAGACCATCTTAATGCAGACCAACCAATAACAAAAAAAGAAGCATGTTCCATGCTTAATATAACTTACAATACTACTAGATTAAATAGTATTATGGTAGATTTTGAAGACACTCTACAACATAGAGCAAAAAGAAGAGCACAAAATAGAGGTAGAAAGGCAACAGACTACGAAATTAAACAATCAATAGAGATGTATTTAGACGAGCAACCCGTGTCTAGCATAGCGCAAGCTTTATATCGTTCTACTACATTCGTAAGAAATCTATTAGATAGAGTAGGAGTTCCACAAAAGAGACCTAGTACTGAACGCAGTAGTGGTGCTAAAATAGGATATTTGCCTGACGAGTGTGTATCAGAAACCTTTGAGCCAGGTGAGAAAGTATGGTGCGCTAGACACGACCTTCCTGCTAGAATAATTAAAGGAAGTTTTGATAAAAGATATGATAGTTGGATATATCATGTCTATGTAATAGAATTAACAAATTTTGATAGTCCATACTTTGGACATATAAAAGAGGGCGGTTACCATGCCCATTTCGCAGCTTATGACTTAGGTAGTTTAAGACACTTAAACAAGTACGATATAAATATCTAAAGAGCATAAGGAGTGCAAAAATGGAATTATGGACAGTGGTCTCTGCTGTATGGATTTCCACATGGCTAATGAGTGTGTATAGAACTCACCCAATCATTAGCTATATGGCAAAACTTACACCAGGAGGCGAATTAATAGTGAGATATAAATATACTCACATGGTTATATATGTAGTAATGCTTTTAGTAATAACTCCTCTCTGTTGGCAATTAGCTTTCAGTGAAGATGCAAGAAGAAGGTGGTGCAGAGCATATATAAGAGAACTTTGCAGGAGCAAAACATGAATGATAGATTAAGAGACGCATTAATTTTAAAGTACAAAGGAGAGATAGCTGCTGCTGAAGTTAACATCAGAGTCTATCTAAATAATCCTGTAGGAATAGGAGAACATGCCGACATCGTTGGAGCAATAGACGAGCAGATTGAAATAGCTGCAAACGCTCAAGAGAAAATGAGCTATATTAAAACCTTAAGTTATACTTAGTAAAAAATAGTTCTTGACATCGCACTCATTTTTCTGTATAATATATATTAATGAGTGATAGATATTATAACCAAATGAGAGATGCGACAGGCTGGTGCCACGGCATGCCTGAGGCTCTCAGAAACAAACGGAGAAGAAGAATGGCTTGGACAGACGAATCAAAGCAAGAAGCAGTAGAAATGTATAATGAGGCGGAACCTACCCCTGAGACTAGCATGGAAATTGTGAAAGATATCGCTGAACACCTAGGCGAAAGCCCTAATGGTGTCAGAATGATACTTACTAAAGCTGGAGTTTATGTCAAGAAAGCACCTGCTACCGGAGCTGCTAAATCTAGCGGATCAACTGGTGGTGGTAGAGTATCAAAAGCTGACGCAGCTGCAGCACTAACAAGTGCTTTAACTGACGCAGGACAAGAAGTCGATGCAGATATTATCGACAAATTGACTGGTAAAGCTTCAGTATACTTTACAGGTGTTCTCAACAACATCAACAATGGCTAAATAATACTACCCCATTACTAAAGAGAAAGAGTTTTCTTAATAGTAATGGAGTATTATAGTGAAAAAAGATGAGTTCATAAGAACTGTATCTGATTGTGGAGACGCAATCATAACCTATAGGTCAACAAACAGTAGAAAACTTAAGTATAATGTTTGTACCCTAGACTTCGATAACAAGTATATCCAAAGCAAGAAAAACCGTGCTAAGGAAACCACCGACTCAGTATTACTGTTTTGTTGGGATACTGACAGTTATCGCCTATTACAACCTAAGAATGTTACGAGTATACAACCTTTGAGTTCTATACTAAGGAACAAACGATGAAGTTGCATGAAGCCCCTGAGATGTACGAAAAAGTAATCTCTGAAAATGAGGAGGGGACGGAACAAGTCAAATTAACTATAAATACTTTTTATGATGTAGAGTATCTACATTTAAGAAAGTATTACCTCGACTTTGATGGGGACTTCAAACCATCAAAGGACGGAGTAGCAATGAAACTAGACTTTAACAATTCAAAGAATTTGTTTGAGGGACTAGTGGAAATATTATCATTGGCAGAAAGTAAAAGTATCTTAGAGACACACTTCAAAGATATTTTAGATGAAATTTACCTTTCGTAAATTTAGTTCTTGACTTTGCCTGTGATTTTTGATATAATATATAAATGGAAAATATAAAAGCAATACTACAGCAAGCGTCCGAAGATTACTATAATGGTAAACCTACGATGTCAGATGAACAATTTGATAAGCTAGCTACATATGCTCAGTATGAGGAAGTTGGTTTCTCTAGTAGAGACAATAGAATCCCTCATGCGTTTCAGATGTATTCATTACAGAAGATATTTTCTAACGAGCTTGATAAGCAGCCCTTCGGTAATTACAAGGGAGCGACTATTGTTTCTCCTAAGTTAGATGGTGCTGCTGTATCGTTGCTCTATGTTGAGGGACAACTACACAAAGCCCTTACTCGAGGAGATGGAAAGCGTGGTCTGGATATTACAGACAACATGAAGTCTCTAGTACCTAATTCATTAGGCGAGTTTAAGGGTGCACTACTACAGATTACTGGAGAAGTAGTTGCTCCCAAGACTATCAAGAACGCTCGGAATTACGCTGCGGGTGCTCTCAACCTTAAAGATACACAGGAATTTAACAGCAGAGAATTGCGCTTCATAGCTTATGGAGTACAAAAATCATGGAATGAGTGCTGGAGTAAGGATATGGAGTATCTTCTTAGATTTGGGTTTGATACAGTTCTGTCTAATGACTGGACTGCATATCCCGATGATGGACTTGTTTTCCGTATAGATGACTACAAGGACTTTGATGCCTTAGGATATACCTCTAAGCACCCCCGAGGTGCATATGCGCTCAAGCAGCGTAATGAAGGAGTTATAACTAAGTTAGTTGATGTTATATGGAATGTTGGCAAGTCAGGGGTTGTGGCTCCTGTAGCTATTTTAGAGCCTATTGAAATTGATGGCGCAGTCGTTAGTAGAGCTACTCTACATAACATGCGTTACATCAATGACCTCAACTTAGAAATAGGTTGTTTGGTCGAAGTCATAAGAAGTGGGGAAATTATACCTAGAATATTATCAAGGGCTAACTAATGACCAAAGAAGTAATCTTCAGTAAAGAAGAACAAAAACACAGTAAAAGAATTTACAAGAGTGCTACTCCTAAACAAGACCTTTCATGGTATGTTAAGTGGACAGCTAGTGCTTTTCTTATATGTGCTTTTGCTTTTAGGTCAACACAAGCTTTCCCTTTCTTAGACCTTTGCTTTTCTTTAGTAGGTGTATCAGGTTGGTTATGGGTTGGACTTTTATGGAAAGACCGAGCCTTAATTATACTCAATGCAATAGCAGTATTTATTCTACTAACAGGACTAATTAGACACTTTACACCTATACTCATAGCGTGAGCAAAGGAATATACAACGAAACATACTTTACTAATAACCCAGAAGAAAGGGAGAAAGAAGGTGTGCTTTATGGAATTGTGTTAGTGAATACAAAAACATTTGAGCGAGAGTGTATCAAAGTAGGAATAGCTAGTGGAAAAGATTGGCGGCATATTATAAAGCGTAGCAGGGGTTTCAGAGGATATGATATTCGTATTCAGAAGGTCTGGAGCAGCACACTTTATAATGTGTGGGCACATGAACTGTACCTACATGAAATGTATAAGCAAGATAAATATGTTCCAATGTTTAAGTTTGGAGGTCATACTGAGTGTTTCAAAATTGATTCTCTCATTCTTCAGGACTTTCCAAAAAATAAATCTTGACATGGAAACTGAATTTTGTTATAATATATATACAAATTAAAGAGAGAACACATGAAACAAATAATCCCGCCAACACACTGTCCATCTTGTATGACAGAACTTGAGTGGGTGAAAGACCAGCTGTTCTGCCACAACAATAACTGTAGTGGTAAAACTAGCAAGAAGATTGAACACTTTGCTTCTACTCTTAAGATAAAAGGTCTCGGACCTCGCACAGTAGAAAAATTACAAATCAAAGATTTGTATGATTTATACGAGCTTCCATTAGAAATAATGATTGATGCTTTGCAATCCGAAAAACTAGCAGTTAAACTTAGTAGAGAAATTGAGAATAGTAAACAAGTTGACTTAGTTGACTTACTACCAGCTTTCTCTATCAAGTTGATTGGTCGAACAGCTTCAAACAAGATTTGTTCGGTTATCAAGAACATTCGAGATATTACCGAAGAAACTTGTGCTGAAGCTGGGTTGGGCCCAGCTGCTACCAATAATTTACTAGATTGGTTAATAGAAGAATTTACCGATGGATATGATAGACTTCCTTTTAGATGGCAACAACTAACTAAAATTGAAAAGAAAAGTGCTGATAAAGGTGTCGTTTGTATTACAGGTAAACTAAAAAGCTTCAAGACAAAGGCACTAGCAACACAGTATTTAGAAACACAGGGCTATCTTGTTAAAAGCAGTTTAACAAAAGATGTTAATATCCTAGTAAACGAGTCTGGCATTGAGTCAGCAAAAACACAAGCAGCCCGAGAAAGGGGTGTTATAATAATAACAAACTTAAAAGAAATATAGGAAACTAAAATGGCATTACCAAAATGGACAGACGAAAGAACACAACAATTAGTGGACTTCGTAGGAAGTGAGTCACCTATCTCACAAGCTATGGTTGCAGACGCAGCCGCAGAATTAGAAACTTCTACAAGAAGTGTCTCTTCTAAGCTAAGAAAAATGGGTCATGATGTAGAACTTGCATCTTCAGTATCAAACAGAACATTCTCTGAAGACCAAGAAGCTACTTTATCACAATTCGTATCTGACAACAGTGGTCAGTACACATACGCAGACATCGCATCTTCATTTGAAGGTGGAGCATTTTCTGCTAAATCAATACAGGGCAAAATTCTATCAATGGAATTAACTGGCCATGTAAAACCAGCTGAGAAGCCTGAATCTGTAAGAACTTACTCTCCCGAAGAGGAAGCTACATTTACTTCTATGGTAAATGGTGGGTCTTTTGTTGAAGAAATCGCAGAAGCTCTAGGCAAATCTGTTAACTCTATCAGAGGAAAAGCACTTAGCTTACTTAGAAGTGGCGATATTAACGCTATACCTAAGCAAAAAGAAACTAAAGGTTCATCAAAAGCTGATCCTTTAGCAGAAGTTAATGATATCGACAACATGACTGTTGAAGCTATCGCTGACGAAATTGGCAAAACTGTAAGAGGTGTTAAAACAATGTTAACCCGTAGAGGTTTAACTTGTTCCGATTACGACGGAGCCGCTAGAAAAGAAAAAGCATCTAGCTAAATCTTTTTAAGTCTGAGCAGGGGAATTATCTCCTGCTCTTTTATATCTGGGAGGGTAGCAATTGAACTTAACTTCAGCTCTGTTGAAGCAAATAATAACGCAAGAAGATTTTGAGTCTTGGGGCAACCTTAGAATTAATTATCTTAGTGCGGAGTATCAGTCCTTACACAAGGTCATAGATACGCATATAAAAAATTTCAGTCAGCTGCCTTCTTTTGATGACCTCAAACTATCCATTCGTGATAGAAAACTACAAGAAAAAGTATTTGCAATTGAAGCCGTCGAAGTGGATATCGACGCTTGGGTTTTACTTGAGTACTTAAAAAATGAGTACACACAAGTAGAAATACTAGATGAGCTAGATAAGTTCATTGATAAAACTGTAGCTATATCTTCAGCAGAAGAAAATGTTGAAGCAATCCAACAAATTGTTTTAGATGTAGGAGAAAGAGTTGACCTCAAAGCTCCTGAAGAAAACATGCAAACAATACCCTTATTTGATTCAGAAAAAGACCTTAGAAAGTTCTTACCTCTAGGTCTTAATGATGATTATGACCAAACACTAAAGTTCTCACCGCGAGATCTTATATTAGTTGGTGGTCGTAGAGGTGCAGGTAAGTCTATAACTTGTTGTAATATTGCAAATAATGTTTATGAACAAGGAAAAAGTTCCCTGTATTTTACAATAGAAATGGATAGTCGTTCCATTCTACAAAGAATGTGTGCCTTAGGTGCGCGTATACCTATCTCCCGATTAGCTACACGAAACTTAACAACTGTTGAGTGGGATAGAGTAGCAAACTGGTGGGCAGGAAGATTTGAAGGCGGAAATGAATTAGTACCAGAGTTCACACAATCTAGAGATTTTGATGAGTTTCATGCAAAACTTCAAT